TTTGAACGTTTCCGGTTGCTCCATCCAACTTCCTATACTATCATTATAATAAGCAAATTTAATCCCATACATATAACCTCGCTCTAAGAGAGAGATATCCAGGTCAAAATAATTGCCGCTCACATCATACGACAGATAGGTACAATTTTTGTCATTACTTCCTGTGCCGAAAGCAATTACTGTCATATCATCGACCACCCGGTAGATGGAATAAGACGCACTATTGATAATTTCTGTGGGATTGTTGGCAGTCGCTTTCACGTAGATCGTTGGATTCCAGTACTTGTCTCTCACAAACGTACGGAAGCGTGCCGTTTCTTTTATACTATAACTCTTGCGCAAATTACGTATATTGGTATTATAATTGAAAGTAGGAGCGCTCCCATATTTAGGCATCGCACTGGGATATAGAGAGCCGGTGAAAAACTCTACATTATCAGATCTACGCCAAACATCATTAATTCCTTCCAAAGGACTTGCGCCGGCGGTCAACGCAACATCGCATGAATAGATTCCCGTACTCACATAAGTGCCGGTAGCATTCGTGCTCAATGCCGCAGTAACACCCCCTCCCAGTGGAAGGCGGATGGCAGAGCCGGTGGGTGTGCCGGTGGCAGAGCTGGAATAAAAAGAGCAAGTTAGGTTAGCAGCATTTCCAGTTGTACCGATTCCCGGGAGATTAACCAGACGCCCTCGCACATAATTATAAAGATAGAGGGTATTAAGGTTATCCGCCGCAGGGGCGAAGGAGCTGGAAAAATAGAACTGGCCACGTTCATCCTTTACAACGGAGTCCCACCGGGCTTCGATGAGGGGTCGTTTGAAAAAGAACTCAGTTGAGCGAGCGAAAAACTTCTTGGTATAATAAGACTGAGTGGATCCAGTACGGTTGTTGATGAGGCTGCCGGAATCGGCGTCCCCTGAGCCTGAAAAATACGCTTCCTGGCTGGAAGTTAGGTGCGCCCCGACGCCATAGTTCTCAATTCCGCCGCCGGCCGAACCGGTGATCCATTGTTCTACTAAGCCGCTGATATCAAGCTCGATATCTTCCCAGCCTAAAGGAAATGTGACAGTGTACATGTTTCCCGGGGTAGCGACATTATAGTCTCCTCCGACGCTAGTCCACCCAGCGCTCGTGCTAGCGGACATCCAGTTTGCTTCACCTAGATCATTATAATTGTCCATGTCTAAGCCTGTGCCCTCTTGCCAGTCGCGTGTGACAGGTAAGATATTGAGTTTAAAGTTTTGAGGAAGAGTCCAGGGGGTTTGAGCATTATACATACGCAAAAAGAAGGAGACATTCCCGGAAGCCGGAAGTGTGCCGGCTGTGCGGGCGGCCGAGATATCAGCAATAGGAAACTTAATCAGAGCACGAGAAAGTTCCTGCGATGCACCGGCAGCTGACGAGGATAGTTGGCCGGCGATGGAAAAGATCTCCACCGAGTCGGCATAGCCCATATTAGAGCCCGTGCCGCGTAACGTAAGGTCTGCTTTGAATGCATTAGTAATAGTCGTGTCGGAGCTGGCCGTGAATCGAAAAATCGCCATTTATTTTATACTCCCCACAATATCAACATTAGGAAATTTCAATTCAAAGATTGTATTCTCCTGTGCGAGGATTTGGCGTGCATCCGGGGACATTGCTCTTTCGGGATCAAAGTTGCTTTGAGAATATACACCTCCATTTTTGGATATTATCTCTACATTCACTACATCTACAACGCCGTCGACTTTGTTCAACTGCCGATAGATGTCGTTAAGCATAATGGCTTCGCCAATCTCAAAGCGATTGCGGAAGAAATACTCACGGATATTACGATTGGCTGCGTTGAGCACGGCATAGCGGCCGCTATTCAAATCGGTTGTAAGGGTGTACCTGATTCCAAAATTGATAATTGTAGCATCGAGAATATCAATAGTATCATTAATCATCTTATAATTGACGATCCAACTTTTAAGATTATCTTTGAGAGTCTGATTAGCTTTTGTGAGTTTACCAGATGCATCCTCTGATATGACATATAAATTGAGGTTTCTTTTGAAGGCATCAAAGTCGCGGACGATATTGACGGCCCGTACGGCTCCGAACTTAGCCGGGAGAGAGTAACACATTGCCCGATAATCAGCAGGCGTCACAGCTCGATGTTGCGTCGCGAAGTACCCAAAGACCCGCTGCTTGATGTCGTCAGAACTGGGGAGGCTGACGTTCCCCACAAAGGGCGCCTCATTAGTAACCTCAATAGAGTTTAGCACAGTGGCCCGGGCCGCGGCCGACAAAGATCCCTGCGCAGCAAACTTTACAATTGGATTTGCGACATTCACGATTGTGTTAGCTCCAGCATTGACATCCTGTGTGCCATTGACACGGAATCCAATACGCAATGTAGTATTAGCAGGGGCGATACCAAACTTATCGCTAGAAATAAGCTTTGTGGGGTCGAAGCCAGCATCAGTGATATAGCTGCGACCATTTAGCTCGAGCATTAAATTATTAGGGTTGACTACACTCTCACTCGAGAGTTCTGAGTCTGACCCATATCCGAACTGAAGGTATGTCATACTGCCATCAGATTCTACTACAAAGCGCCGCGGTACCGGAACAGCACGTAGGATATTGGGGACCGTCCCCTGAGTCGATGTGGTATTACGAATGGCTTTAAAAACTACATTTTGCGAGAGGTTGTCTACCTCGAAGTATTGATGACCTTCACTGTCAATTACGCTGAGAACTTCGGAAACGTTATTATTGTCTAACTCAACCCGGCGAAAGCGGTCAAAGTCTCCCAGCTCGGTGGATTGGAATGCCATTCGACCTGACACAGCGCGGCCTTGCGCACGGATCACGTAGCTCGTTGGGAGAGCAGTAGTAGCGTTGACTGTACCAACTACTATTTGGTTTGTACTAGTGGCGAAGACTACATCCTGTAGGAGCGTATACATACCTCCTCCTGAGGATGAGAAGGTTGAGCCGGCTCGGAGTGTCGGAGCGAGGTCAAGATTAGGACCGGGGCCCGTAGTAGCGGCCGGGACCTTAATATAGAAGGTAAGAATACCATACGAAGAAGGGTTGCGATCAATCTTATACCCCAATTGTCGAGCGAGCTTGATAACATTGTTGTATTCTACCGCCGTCTCTAAAAAGCTTTCATTGGCCTGGTAATCAAGGTAGAAGGATAGGATGTCCCCGATGTAGGAAACAGTGTCCAGCATAAGAGAACCAAAAGACGCTTCGTTGAAGTCTTTATAGGTGTCCGCATAATAACGCTTCGCAAAGTTTTCGAGGTCGCGACGGATCGAATCGAAGTCGCGGCTCGTATAATCAATTGGTTGTAATCTTTTAGCCATACTCTAAAGTCCTCTAGTAATTAGTTGCTATTCACAGGAATCAATACACTAGTTGAGATTTGAAGAGGTATAATTGTATATTGTAAGGTAATAGCAACAACATGTGGGTAAAGATCAGGGTTATCTTCCACATAATTATAACTTATATCGTCCACTCTAAGAAATTTCATATAGGTACCGACTTGAGAAAATATGCGTTCTGTAATCTGGTTATAGGTGGATTGGTCGTTGGCTTCGAAGAAGAAACGACGGATCCCTACACCAAACTGGGGGTTCATAATTCTTTCACCCGGGTTAGTCAATAACAGCATCTTAAGATTCTGTGTTGCTAATTGAGCAAAGTTGGTATTCAAATTGTACGCGCCAAAAACTTCACTTACTGTAAGCGGCAGCATGACTGAAAGGCCTGATGACATTCTTTATTCCTCCTCTTGTTCCATTCTAATTAACACTCCGGTAAACTTTCTTCCTCAGAAACTTCGTCGGCGTCACTGGTTAATGCTGCGGCGAGATCCTTTTTCAAGAGGTCCAACAAGATATAAAGGATGCCGAAAGGCAACGGGGGAATCATTAACATGCCACTGAGGGTGGAAGTAAAGTCGATACCTTCCACTGACATCCTTGGTAAAATATTATTCTTTATCTCTTCATTACTTAATGCGTGTTGAGCAGCGGGCCCCATGTCCCTGATGTCAGCCTCTAGTGTCTGGTTCATTCCGAAATCTAGAAGGCACAGCATTAGTGCTATCAAATCTTCGCCCCTCATATTCATGGCGGGCAACGGTGGGTCGGCGGCTTCGAGTTCCTCGTCTATTGTTTGAAGGACACCGGATGCGTCAATCATTTTAATAATCTCGTCGAAGCCCATTCCCGTCACGTTGCGAACCATCTTCCATATGGCCACGTGGGGGTCGATCATTTCTGCTAAACCCTTCAATATCATGATGGGGGTTTCGATAAGCATCTTGAGAATAAAGTCACGTCCGAGGCCCTCAAATTTGGCAGCAAAATCGGGGCCCGGGCTGTTTTGAATGGCTGCCGCGGCTGCAGGGCGATTGTTTCCAACCGGTGCTGTTGGGTCTTTGCCGGTGACCACGTCAATAAACGCTTGAATAATAAAGTTTTTGGTCGAATCGAAAACAGTTTCTATCTTTCCAAAATATCGATTGGTAAGATAGAGGTTTTGATATACCGGGACCATCGTAATAAACTCTTGATTGAAAGTTTCGCTAAATATTTTCTTATATGTGGAGTCACTAGCGATATTCTTTGCTTCAGCGCGGCGAGCAATGCGAGACTGCGATGTTTGCCTTGCGGACTCACTAAACCGGGCGCTAGTCAGTTTGGTACGTAGACTTTCAAAGTCATGACGGGTCGTGGATATTTCCGACAGGAGAGCCGTATAGGAACCTAGGTCGTGCACGGTATCCGGATCATCAAAGTCAACTATCTTAACTCTAATTATCTCTTGACCATCTGGGCCCATGCCGTATTGACCATTGGCGTCGACGGGACCACCGTGAGGTTCTTGATACTGAAAGGTTGTTTCTATTTGATTAGCTAGGATATTATTGGTATAGCCGGCGGTAGGAGACGACCCGACGGCGTAAGAGGTGTCGAGGCGCCACATTCTCCCGGTCAGCTTTGAAGTATAATTTTCGACGTCGAGGGTGTCTAACTCGAAGCTTTGGCCATTTGTCGCGACTTGTGTA